AGGTGCTGCATTCCCACCTTTACTCATTTTTGATGCATTATCCAATTGAGATGTTATACCAGGAGCCATTGCAACATCATCGTTTTTAGTTCCTTTGTATATACCACCTTCTGCCGTTGTTACGGTTGGTCCTTGTCCAGCAGGCATTTTTAAATCCCCCACATTCTTTGCTTTTGTCATCATAGATATAAACCCAGCGGTTGCTGCAATCGCCAATGGAATACCCATACCAAACGGAATACTCATAAAAGAGCTATATATACCAGCTATTGCTTTTCCTATCATTGGCGCCAAACCACCAGCATTTGCAATTGCTACTGCATTTGCTGATATAGCCGATGCTGCCATTTGATAAGCGAACATAGTAACTAATGGTATTAAAATGTACATATTACTAACTACTGCATTAATAAGTTCTGCTATAAATGATATTGGTTTCATAACCGCACTCAATATAGTAGCTAATGTAGAGAATAATGGCGTTAATGCACCACCTACTGTTGCAACTATACCTTTAAAAGTGTTTTCCATATCAGTTAGTTGTCCAGTTATTTTTTGCCCAGCAATAAATTCATCAGTCTTTTGCTTCAATTGTTCATCATTTACATTTGTCAAATCCAATCCTGCTTTAACAGCTTCTTCTGCATTTTTCTTATCTTCACCACTTAAATGCGCAAGCTTTTCTTTCATTGTCAATTGCTTATTGATATCTTCAATACTCATACCAGCTGCCTTTGCCAATGCTTTTTGTGCAAATATGTCTTGGTTTTTAAATCCAATTCCCTGATTTAATTGATTTAGGATTTCTTCTTGTGCTTCTACCGTCTTACCAGCATATGCCAATCCCCTAGCAGTAGATAAATTAAATTGGCCACCAACGAATGTTGCTGCTAATAATTCATCTTCAATACCACTTTCAAAATCTAATAAAGCTTCTGCTGTTTTTGCAACTTTAGTTAATGTTGTACCTAACTGATGTGCTTGTATTACTTGATTTTTAAGTGCCGTAACATCTCCTTTAAAAAATGTAGAAGTTGCTTCAGCGTTTTCTGCAATATCTTCCAATACCTCTTTTGGAGATACTTTACCTTGCTGAGCTAGTGATGCTATTTGTTGTTGTAAACTTGCTGCGGTTTCTCCACTATATCCTGCTACTTGCTCAAATACACCCTGTACTTTAGCTGCGGTTTCTGATGTTACTCCAGTTCTAGCTTGTATCCCACCCAATGCTGCGTATGTTGCAGTTGAAAAGTGAGTCATATCACCAAATACGTTTGCTAAATCATTACTTACATCAAATATGTGTTTTAACTCTACACCAGCTTTTCTATATGAAACTTCAATTTCATGTGCTTGGTGGGCAAGATGCTCTGTTTGTTTGACAGTCATTCCAGAAGTCTTCCTATAATCTTCTGCCGCTTTATCCAATTCCTTAAATGATTCAAGACCAGCTAATAAAGCCGCTCCTACTAATAAGATGGCCATTGCTGGGCCATTAGACATTGCATTTCCTAATTTTTTAGTAAAATCAATTGCACTTTTTAATGATTCAGGGGCCGCCTCATATAATTCTTTTTGTACTTCTTTTAATTCGTTTAATCTTTCTTCTTTATGATATAATGATTCTTCTATATCAAGATTGTCAAGTGCATCTTGATATTGTTTTTTTGTTAAAATACCCCTTTGCTCTAATAACTCATTTCTTTTTTTAGTAAATTTATTTTCAAAAATTGCATCCTCCTTAGCCTTTGCGGAAGCTTCTGCTTGCATTTTAGTTGCATCTGATTGGTCCGTTAGAATTGCTACTCTTTCTTGTGATTTCGCAAGTTCTGCTCCCGATAAATATGCTTGCCTTTCTTGCTCTTTTATAATCTCACGATTGATAGAACCAAATGCCCTAGCTCCAGTTGAACTACCCGTTAAATTATCTCTTACTTCTTTACTAAGTTTTGAAAAGCTTTTGGCCCAATCAAGTTCCTTTTTATGAATATCTTTTCTTAATTTTAAACTATTTTGGTAGGCTTCACTATTTTTTAATATTTCTTTTCCAGCTGCTATTTGGCTTTCGGTAGTTTTAAGCAATTCTTTATCTGCCCAAAGAGTACTTTTTTGTTGTTCAGCTCTGAGTTTGTATAATTTTTCAAGCTTCTTTTCTTCCTTTAATGCTTCCCTTATACCTGCACCTTTATCATCTTTTTTATCTGCCACTTATAGTAATTTTAATAAAGACCGTATTTTTTTAACATAGCTAATGTCTTTGCTGGTAATGTTCTTTTCATTCTTTCGCCAGCTTTATCATTTATATCCCCAATATCTTTATCTAATTTTTTTAAAATAGGGTCATTATCTATAATTTTTCTTATTTCATCTGGTGTTTGTTTTTTACCAAAAAAACTAAAAAATTCATTTAAATTTTTTCTTGATATTTTGTATTTCTTTGCCATATATCTATTTGTTTTAGTTATTATCTATAAATATCTTATAAACAAAAAAGTTAGGATTTAAGGGAAATTATCTCTTAATCCTAACTTTAGATGCTTTATTTGCTGTTTCTACTTGCTGATTTTCTTTTTTCTTAGCATCTACTAATTTATTATAGTAGAAATTTCTAAGATGGGTTGGCATTTTATACAAATCCATTACCGTAAACCCATTTCCGTAATTCACCATCTCAAATATTTGAGTGTGAATGTTTATACTATGATTTTTCGGAAGGCCAAAAAAACCCAACTCCCATCGTAATGGGAACTACCTCGGTTTCTCCATCTTCATGGATGTGGGTGAATACCATATCAACATCAGGAGATATGGATTTTATGTAATTTCTTAAAGCCTTACTATCTTTTGCTAACATACCATTGACAAATCTAGATATTGCTGATATATCGTTATTGCCATCTACACTTTTAATCATGTGACGTAATCTAGTAGTAATTTCAAACGATGAATCTTTGTTTAATTTTTCCAAAGCATCAATATCTTTTTGAATTGCTAACTCATCACCATGTGTAAGTAATTTGAATGTTATTTTCTTACCATTTGAAGGTAATGTAAATTCAAATTCATTTTTGTTGTTAAAAATAGATGTATCTACTTCTTTTGTTTGTACTTTTGATAAATCAACAACAGCATCAATTTGCTCACCTGTTTTTGATGAATAAAAACTAATTGGGTAATCTGCTCCGTATCCTAACAATCTAGTTGCTAAAACTATAGCGTTTTTGTCACCAATTATAATATCATTTGGATTTATATTATCAACAATAATAGATTCAAATAGTTTATCTAATACTATTCCTTTTCTAATTAAATTTGTTGATGCAAGTATATCTTCCTCTTTTGCTGTCATATACTTTATAGTAATTTGTCCAGATGAAAGAGGACTCTCTTTTGGATAAATCTTTCCTCCTGATGGTAAATCTAATACCTCCGTTGGAAAATCGTATGTTTTTTCTGTCATAACTTTACTTTGTTTTAAGTTTGTATATATAAATACATAGTTTTTGAAAAATTAGAAAGCATAAAAAAGGGGATTCTTTTGAAATCCCCTTATTTTTGTTATTTTTAGATTAGTATTCAAGAATAGCGTAATCGTAAGATAATGTTAATTCAATTGTTGCAGGTTCGTTAGAATCAAATGATACATCACCAAAGTTTGCTTGCTGAATGAATGCACCTTTTATCTTCCATTGCTCAATTTTATCACCAACTGGTCCTAACATATAGAAATCCAAATCTTTCTTATAAAAATCTGCGTATCCACGTCTACCAGTGATTGATTCATGTCCCAATCTAATCCACTCCATTACTGATTGTGCAGCTGATGGTACAATTGGGTCATAAAGAGTAATTGTGATATCTTGCCACTCACCTTTACCTTGCAACTTTCTTTTGATGTTGATATGGTCTAAAGTGATTGTTTCAAATTGGATTGATGGTCTTGCTGCTGCTTTAACCATATACCCCGGTACACCATCCCATTCTAAGATGTAGCGGTTTTTCATTTTTGGTTCGAAGTTCGTATAGAACATCTTATTAAACTCTAATATTTCTGCCATTTTATTCCGTTTATTTTATATTAATAAATATCTACTTTTTGTTTTTCTATATTATGCTGAGAAACTTGCTCCAGTTGGTAAGATGTTGAAATCTATTACGATAAATTCCGCCGTCTTTGCCGGTTGTAAGAAAATTTGTCCAGCTAATATGTTTCTATCAATTACATCAGGTGTGTTATTACTTTCATCCATTACAACTCTAAAAGAATAAAGACCTTGTCTTTGTTGTACAGCTTCTAAATAAGGATTAACCGTATTTAAGAATCTTGCTCTAGTTGAAGATGTATTTTGTTCAAACACTAAATAACGAGATGTAGATGCTACAAACTTCTTAAGAACGATAAGTAATCTTCTAACATTGATTCTATCTAAAGCTGATGCCTTATCTTGCAATGTCTTTTGTCCGAATGCTACAATACCTTGTCCAGGGAATGCTGCGATTGGGTTTACTTTGTTCTCATATAGAGTATCTCTTTCAGAGTGTGTAAGTCTATTTAATACACTTACTGCTCCTACGATACCACCTCTATTCAAACCAGCAGGTGCGAACCATTCTGCTGCTAATCTATCGTTAGCTGCGAAAACAGCGGGCATTAATACTGATGGTGGAACACTCATTAATTTGTTTGTGTTTGTATCTATTGTCTTAACCCAAGGATAATAAGTTGCTACATAGTTAGAATCAACCGAGTTTGCTTGCTCCGTTGCTTCAGTTATTGTATCAGCGTAATCGTTGAAATCAGCGATATAGAATGCATCTTGTCTACTTTCAACCATATCAATTGCTTTAGTTACAACTGATGGATGTAAACTTCTTATAATACCAGGTGTTACTACCATATTGATATCCCACTCATCAGGGTTAGATACTGCGTTGATTGCTTTATAATATGCTAAAGTACCAGTTGATGTTCCAGATGCGCAATTAAATCCTTGCGTATTTGCATTACCCCAATCAGTATCACCAGCCTTAGCTTTTACTACAGTTGGATTCATACCATCAAAACCTTCTTGGAATGCTAATACAAATTGTCTCTTAACCATATCTTCTGATTTAGAACCAGTCATTATATAAGTCAATTGAGAATCAAATGCGAAAGCCACGTTAGAACCAGTTTGAGCTCCATCAGGAATTGGTTTTAAATATTGTGCATTATCTATCTTAGCATCAATCCCTTCAAAATCAAATCCACTAAAGTATATTGGAGATGATGATGTGTTGCCAATTGAGTTAGTTTGATATACTACCGGAGGTACTAAAAGTGATTCTGCATTGGTTGTTGCCGTAATTGGGTTTGTATATGCTCCATGTCCGAATGGTGCTGCTGATATTGGGAATGAACCTGCTGCTGATACAACTACTCTTACATATTTTGATCTGTTTGAGTAATCGCCATTTTCAGTTATCTTACCATCTGAATCAATTGTATTCCATCTATCACCAATTCTTCTAGCTATATAGTTAGGAGATGCTGCATCTAAGTTTACATTATTAAATGTTTCTACTACAGTCTTTCTCTTATCAGTATCATCATATGAACGAACTGTTACAGTGAAAGTTGAATAATCAGTTGCTCCATCTTCTCCAGCTGCTTTTACATTAGAAATACCAATTTTGTATTTTGTATTATATGTATTACCATGTCCTAAAGTTACAAACTTAAATAAATTGTATCTAACATCACTTATATTTTGAGAAACAACCATTGGCGTTTGTGCTTCGGTTGTATCATATGAAAAATCCTGAGTTGGTAATACTACTCTAGTTATTACAATGTTATTTCCAGCAGAACCAGTATAGTATCCAGCCATATTTTCAAAATACGAATATGCATATGCTGATTTAGCTCCGAATGGAGATTCACCAAATACATCTGCTAAATCATTAGTAGCTGATGTTAAAATTGATGCTGATATGTTTACTCCAGCAGTTAATGTATTGATTACAAAAGAACCATCAATAGAATCATCACTAACAACAGTTGCTCCAGTAAAACCAACTGCCTCATCTCCTGCTTTAGTTGAGTGTAATACTCCAATTAATTTAGTACCCAATTTAGGTGTTGCGGATGAACCAGAAGCAAATATTGCTAAAGGTGCTACTTGTTGGTATCCACCAACACCACCTACTCTTACCACAGTTACTTGTCCTGCTTCTCTTAAATAGTTTTGTACTGCGTACTCACTATAATAAGTTCCATCAGGAGTACCAAAGGTATCCTCAAATTCGGATTGTGTTCTTATAATTGTTGGAATAAATGCAGGTCCTTGCTTAAAAGGTCCTATAATTGCTGCTCCAATTTCTCCAATTCCTTGTGCTAAGAAGGATAAATCATTTTCTCTTGTGAAAACGCCGGGTGATACGATTCTTTCTGACATTTTGTTTCTTCTATTTGTGTTTTAATTGCGTATTAGTAATTACTTACATTAATACTCATATAAATATAAAGAAAATGTCCAAAACACAAATTTATTATTAAATCTGCACTTTGGACATTTATAATTTAGTTTTAGTTAATTATACTATGGCATTTCTGCTGTTGGTAATGGTGCTCCATCAGGAGTAACATTACTTCCAGAAGTTGGTGACCAAGGTAAATCAGTTTCGTTTACATCAATTCTAGACCATTTCTTCTTGTCAATCTCTTTTTGTATTTGCTGCATTATATGTGGCATATAATTATAAGCCGATGAACCACTTACTAAATTTTTAACCCAACCCAAAACCATTGTTTCGGTAAGTTCATTATAAGGTACAAAGCTTCCTGTATTAATTGCTTTTAAATCAAATGGTGTTGCTCCGGTAAATTCTCCAGAAAATCCATCTTCATCTGTTGCTTTTAATTTCCATTGTGTACCTACAACCGCATCTTCTATATTAGCGGTTTGTTGCTTTCTTAATGCTGTTAATTTCCAATCAAATGTATATCCCATAATAAATTTATTTATTTTATATAAATATGTTAATTTTATTTTTTAAATAATTATGTAATTAACGCATCTACTTCAATTCTCAATTGAGCTACTTTACCCCTAAGTTCCTCCAAATCAGTTACTTCAGTTCTCAATTCTGCTACTTTAGTTTTAAGTTCATCAAGTTCATCTTTCAATTCTCTAATACCCTCAACCAAAAGAGGAGTTATTTTTTCATACTGAATAGTCAAATAATTTTCTCCAGATTTTGAAGTTATAATTGAGTGGTCATCAGGATCAGGAAAATGAGTATCAAAACCAGCTATTGAAACAATTTCAGGTAAAACTTTCTGAACTTGTTGAGCGGATAAACCTACTTGAAGTTTATAATTGTCATCATATCCAGCTGCTGTAAATGCTAATTCATTACTCTTATAATAGAAACCATCTATTTGTGAAATTTTTTCTAATGCATTTGGTATTCTTCCCAAAATATTTTTTAATCTTTCATCTGAATAGTATTGGTATATACCACCTCTAATATAATAGTTACCACCCATATCATATTGAGAAAACCATGCTTGCGCAGACCATCCACCCATACGGAAAACAGTATCACCATCCAATCCCATATTTATCGCGTAGTGCGAACTTTTATGGAAAGACATAAATGCTGCATTATTACCATATGAGAAACATTGTAATGGTGGTGAGTTTGTATAGTGATTATAATATCCTCTAGTTGAGTTAAACATAAACTGTCCACCATCTTCTGAGAATCCACCATTTGTATTACTTAAATAAGATATTCTAGAATCAGTATTGAAATAAAATCCAGTATTATCACTATCATAGAATAAAGGAGAACGTGCTGATTGGTTAAAATATGAATATCCTCTATACACATTAAATGCACCACCATCCCAATACCAAATCCAACTATATCGGTTATCATGTAATCCAAAGTTATCACCCGTTGTAGTCATCAAACAGTGTGTACTATCTATTGCATATCCATACCATCCATTTCTACCACCACCATAAGTTGCTACGTTACCATATGGAGAACCAGAGTTATCAGGAGCCCATATACCTCTACCATACGATTGCCAATATACACCAACTGCACCTTGAGGTCTAAACCATCCATTTGCATATACTTGGTTGAATTGACAATCACCATTAGGGTCAACATAATATCCAGTATTATCTCTATCGTAAATAAAGTTTGTTCTTATCTCATAAAGATACGTTCTATTACCAGAATAGTGGTTAATATATGCATCATATCCGTTTTGGCAATCTAAGTGTAAGTTACCATTTGTAGTTACAACAGATGCCCAGCTATTAGGTCTACCATTTCCACCAACCCAAAGATATTGTCCCCAAGATGGGTTAGGTCCATGCAATGCACCACCTCTAATTCTTAAAGCAGAATCAGACGTTGAGTTAGGGTCTAAATAATATCCGGTATCATTGTTATCATAGAATATTGGTGCTCTATATGAACCACTTGCATAACCAGTGGATACATCATAATGGTCATAACCATAAAAATAGTTATGTCCAAAGTATCTAATTGGTAAGTTAGAGTAGTAGTTCATATAAATTGATAAACCACTAAAAGAGTCAATGTGTAGGTTACCATTTAAGTAAATTCTACCATTACCATTTCTAGCGTATAGATATTCGTTTACACTTACTCTATAAAATTGAGATGTATTATTATGGTCTGTATAATATGCACTATCATTTGAATCGTAGAATGTACCTGCCCATAAAGTACCACCTGCAGATGCATTATTATCATACATAGCAATTTTAAACCAACCACCAGGGTATGGCCAGCTATGTCTCCACCATAATGAATCCGTAACACCACCTGTCAATTGCCATCCATATCCAACTCCAGAATACGAATAGTGATATACTTGTGCAGTTAAATAGTGAGAAGTATCTCCAGGCGATTGCCCAATACCACCCCAGCTATCACCCCATCCAGAACCCCAGTTCATTTGGTCATTAAATGAAGTAGTACCCCATCCTCTTGCTCCGGTCCAGTGGTTACTATCTCCAGTGTAATCACTTCGTCTATAATTCTCTTTTGCCGCTAAACCAATTCTATTTTTACCATATAATGTTAAACCATTCCAGTTTGAATCTGAAGTTGGGTCCATATAATATCCAGTATTATCAGAATCATAGTACACATTTGCGAATAAACTTCCACCAACATTATATCCATACATTGGAACTCTATATCCGTTCAAATACATCTCATACACATTGAAGTAGAAATTACCTCTATCAGTATAAATGTGAGCATGTGAACTATTAGCCGGTCCAAATTGAATCCAACCATATGGAGTATTATGACGATAACCCCAATCACCACCTGCTAAATAATATGAACCATTACCATAATCCATTGATGATAAACGAGAACGTCCATTAGGGTCTACAAAATATCCTGTATTTTGTGCATCATACATTATATTAGCTTGGAAGTTTTGTGCCCAAGCAGTACTTCCATTATCCCATCTTAAGTTCCAACCAACAATAGAATTACCACCACCATAACCTAATCTCC